AAAGACAAGTTTGGAGGTAGATTTCCTGCTTTTTGAGCATTCATCTGAGTTCCTACGTTCGTTCCTGCAAGTAACTGTCCCATTATATTAACCCTATATTTGTTATTTTCTTATCAATAACGATTTAAAAATGTTCTAAAAGAATCCATTTCCGGTTTGATACCCGGTGTTGTTGTATCCGTAGTTTTGCGCGTTGTAGGGATTGTAACCCGCGTTTTGAGCTGTATAAGTTCCCGTCTGCTGTCCATAATTATAAGAGTTATTGGTTGCAGCGGGAGTGTAACCGTCAATTGCGTAAGGGTTCAAAGTAGAACTTGAATTTGCGTAGGGGTTTGTAACCGTTGAAGTAGAAGAGGTGCTGTTAGTTGAGCTATTAGAAGAATTTCCCTGTAAACCCTGAAATAGGCTTAATAAACTCGATAACATACTTGAGTTATCGGTTGTGCTTTGTTGAGTGGCGTCTGTAGAAGCATTTGCGTTCTGGGTTGGGTCTGTCGTCACGGGAGGAGGTGTCCATTTTCCAGTTTCTCTGTTTAAAGTCCCTGGTTGATCATTTACAAAATTCGGAGTGTATTGAGCCCCTGTACCATATTGTTGATTAAAATAGTTATAGATTCCTTTTTCATTTTCAGGGACATAAGACCCTGATTGTCCCATATATAATTTCTGAATCTCATCTCTGCTAATGTTGTCTGGATTCTGATTATAGTATGCGTCATTAACAACTTTTTCCATGACTGAAGAATCCTTCGGAGCAAGGGCTGTAACAATGCTCTTTAGATTCCCCTCGTGCCCCCAGTTGTCCATACTATAGCCACCCCCATCGACTGTAGGATCCCATTGTACGGTACTTCCGGAGGGGCTAGAATATTGGCCGTTTGTAAATAAACTACTTAGATCCACTGTCATTTTGATGTCTCCGGTGCTCTATTAAATCTTACATTCCCATCATGGATGCCATATTCCCGAGTCCGCCGCCCCCTTGCGCTTGACGTTGCTGCATCTGTCTTTGCATCATCATCTTTTGAAGAGCTGCCATGTTCATCCCGTTTTGAGACATCCCAGGGACGATCGGAGTACCAGGAATTTGAGGGCTTCCGCCCGCTGCTCCTGGAGATGCTCCTAATCCCGCTCCCAGCGTTGGAGCTGTACTACTTCCGCCCATGCTACTTCCGAGTCCGGATCCCATATTTGAAGTCCCAGTCATTCCAGCACTCAGGGGAGAAGATCCCATCATTCCACCAGGGCCCATCACGGCATTTTTTTGTGCCATGAGATTCATGGCTGCTAGAGGGTTTCCCTTCATAGCACCCTCAACCATAGCTCCAGATCCGAGACCTTGAAGACCTCCTCCGATTGCCGACAAAAGTCCTGGTGATGAACTTCCGGATGCCGAGGAAACCATAGATCCGATAGGGGAAATTGGGTTGATTGCGAACTGAGCAAGTCCCCTCATCGCATTGGGAGTTGAGTTGCTGCCGAGTCCAAGAGCAAGATTTCCTGCCCCGGCTCCCATTCCGGCCCCAGAGCCAGTCCCTCCCAGAGCACCCATCACTCCGCTCCCAAAAAGACCTGATCCTCCCGCTGCACCTAGCCCCGCTCCGATTAGGGCGGGGGCCGATCCTAAAATTGATCCCATGATTTTAATTCCTTATTTCTAAAAACAGTTTCTCAATAATATTTAAGACACTTACAAAAGTGCTTTTCCAAAAATCTACTAGAACATTCCCAAAAGAGACGTGAGCCCTCCGAGGTTTTGCATCGTTGGGTTTGTGTAAGTGTAAATCGGGGTATAGCTTGTTGAAGTCGTCGTCGACGGAGTTGCAACCCCTTTCAACGCGCTCTCTAAGAATGAAATATTAGCTCTTTCTTGATCATTCAATGTTTGCTGTTGGGTTTGCTTCTGTTGTCCGACATTAGCCAAAGCTTGAATATCCGAAGAGTTTGCATTCCGATATTGATTTGCTAAGTTAAGTTCATTGCTTCCGTACTGACTTTGCAAGTTTGCATTTTGAAGAGCAAGTTGCTGAGCGTTCGTATATGCATTCCCGTATCCCTGCGAGATCATGTCGCTTATTTGACGATTTTCAGTATCTCGATTCGTTGCATTAAGAAGATCCGAGCGACTTCCCCCGTAGGCTCCCGCCATCGTAGCTTGAGAGTTGACGGCATTATTTTGCTGTGCATACTGACGATTCATTAAATCGATCTGATTGCTTAAAACATTCTTTGTGTACGGATTCATATAAGATGAATAGTCGAGCTGATTGAGAGGAGTTGCTGCGTTTCCATACGCTGTTGCTGCATTATTCATCTGAGTCGTTCCGAGACCCATGGAATTAATGACGTCATTCCATGCCGTTTCCGTGCTTGCGTCTGCGGGAGCGATACGATCAACGTTCGATTCTGTAACAGAACGCGTGGTAAGGGGTTCAAGTTGTTTTTCAACGTAAGGCTGATATTGAATAAGCTGTGTCGAAGACGTATTAGACGGTTGTGAAACAGGGGTTGCAGAACCACCTCCGCTGTCTCCTCCCATCAACCCCCCGAACGAAATACTAAAAAGTCCTTTAATATTATTTCTGTTATAATATTTCCAAAAAGTTCGAAGAGAACTTAATACGATTGAATATACAAATAAATGTAAGAATAACTCGTTCATCTTTTAACTTCCTGTGTATAAAAGTGTCGCTCCGATCATACTAAATCCACTTTTCTCGTAGAGTTTTATTTTTCGCTCTGTGTCAGAAGCAGACGTGATTCTTAAGATGAGTCGTGCATGATTTATTATCGAAAAATTCTTAGCAAATCTCAACATTTCACGGAAAATGGCATATCCTCTTTTGTCTTTGCGACATAGTATCCAAGCATCCGTCGCAATCTTATCATGAGTCATAAAGCAGGGCTGTATCATCATTCCGCACGATGCGAAAATATCATTGTCTTCTTCTAAAACGAGTACAGAATTGCTATAAACAATCTTTTCTACAAAAGATTCAAAATTATCGGTTGTGAATTCTCCGAGAATTAGAGCTTCTTTATTCTCATCATAAATAATAATAGGTAATTTTAATAATCTTGGAATGTCTGCTGGGACCGCAAGTCGGGATATATACTTTCCCATGATCTCATATCTTTTTATATATAAGCTTAATTATACACTAGCATATATTAAAGCTAATTATAGATATGCGATAGATTCCGAAATTAATCGGATTAAATAGTCATTACAATGTAACGGAAGTTGTACTTAAGGCTCCCGCATTGCTGACAGAAATAGAATAATAAGTTCCATTTGGACTTTGTAAAATTAATCTCGTCGCGATTACATAATCTTGATTTGTCTTTTGAGTATGTGAATCATTAGAAGAATGGGCATTATTCAAAATACCCTGATAGATGGGGCTGTACTCTTGCGGAGGGGTAGGTAGAGAAAGTCCTGAACGTCTTGATTTTATAGCTGTCATTATCGTCTACCCGACGGAACATAGGAAACAACTAAATCTCCCATTCTCCACGAAGTTTTTTCTGGATTGCCGACATCTGTGCTCGTGATTTGAAATTGTATGGATCTCCCTCTCACTCTCGGCAACAATTGTTGAGTTGCAGGCAAAATCGCATAAGGACCGTTGACGGTCCCGACGTCATTTGGAAATGACCGCGTTGTAATCGTGAGATCGGCTCCTCCCGTGAGTTGCAGGTCGGGTATAAATCGATTGATCGTTGCAAACGTGTCTCCGTCTTGTAAATCGATGGGGCCTGATGTTATCGATGCTTGAATAAGAGCGCCGTTTGCTGTCGTACCATTCTCATGATAATAAAGAATACTATCCGCAGGGTTTGCAAGAATAGGGAAATCAAAAATGCTCTTTGACGTTGCAGCTGTTCTACTGAGTGTTCCCACTGCCCACACTTGCTCGACTGTATTATAAGAAACATACTTATCGGGCTCTCCCATACTTGCAGCTGAAGGATAAAACCACCAAATTTCGTTATATGCGGAATTCGCAAAAGCAAAAATCTTATCTTTATAAAGAGTATTTAAATCAGTGTAGACATAATCCTTCACAGGACACGGAATTGGAAGAACTTGAGATCCATTGTAGATATAAAAGTTCGTCGTTCCCATCCATGCGATCATTCCGTTGAAGGATGCAATCGCATTCGTAGCAATAAGACTTGCAACGGTGTCCATCGGAGCAAGACCAAACACATAAGGAGACCCGATATAATTAAGTCCATAGATCCTTGTATCGCCGATCGCGACAATCTGATTATTTCCAAGTTGACCTCCGAAAATTCGAGAAACACCACCTCCTTGTAAACTACCCGCTAAATTGGTGGCGGTCGGAGTCCATACTGTATAGTCCATCTGATCTGACCAGATAATTTGAGTGGGTGCGGGTGTTGTGTTATAGCTTGCTCCTAAACAAACTACATGTCGATTTTGAGGATTGACGATAACCCCCGCTTCAATAATAGCTGGCGATCCTGCAACGGCTGTGGCTCTCCCCGATGTCCCATCGACTGTAGGATCCCACTTGTAAAGAGTTCCTCCCCTCGGTGCTATTAAAAGGGTTTGACCAAAATTGTCCATGAACCAGATTCTTGGAAGAGCTAGAGTTGTTGAACCTGCAGACGGCGTATCCCATCCGAATGCTCCGCTCCAAACTCCGGTTCCCCATCCCGTACTGATCGCAGGGTTCACGAGTCCGATATTGAGAAGATATTTTATTGTCGGAGTACCCCCTCCAGATCCTGTGTTATTGGCAATATTGGGGCCGGTAACTGTATATGTATTAGAAGTAGGAACGGTTTGAACGATGTAATTTCCTAAGAGCGTAATGCCGTTAACAGCGCTTGCCTCCGAAATAATAACAGTATCTCCTACTAATGCGCCGTGTGTCGTGTCTGTAATCGTGACGGTTGCGGAGTTTAAAACAGTCGCAAAGGGGGTTGGAGCGGGGGTTGTTGTCGCGCGAATCGGCGTGATGTCATAGTAGTTACCTCCGTTGTAGATATAGAGGTTTGTATGTGTTCCGACTGCGATATAGGAAGACCCTGAATTGTCGGAGAAAGCTCTAAGAGATCTACAAACGCCTGTATATGTTGAACCTGATATTTGTAGCCATCCCCCTACTGTCCTGGGAAGTCCAGATTGGAATCTTATAAGATTTGAATCGCTCCAATGCCCTTCGAGTTCAGACGGGGTTGAATCTTTGATAATTCCAGGCGCTATTTTAAGTTTTTTAAAAGCCATCTTTAATAATTCTCTTTCAAAAAGAAATGTTAACGACTCTTAAAAAGAGTCTATTAATAGACATTCTTTTAATAACCTTGGTTATAAATACCTAGCATTCGAGCGCCATCACAATAAAACATGAGAATATCAACCGCAGCGGAAGTAGGAGACAAGATCGGAGTGCCGTTTGAACCGAAATTATAAGCTGTTCCGAAGGATAGTGATCTGGCGCCAAACGCGTCTTGAGTAATGTTTACAATATATGTAGTTCCAGCAACCATATTCGTTGGATTTCCAAGAGTGCATGACTGATTTAGCGTAAGTGTAAAGACGTTTCCTAAAGCTAAATTCCATGCGATGGTCGGTGAAGCTGTTAAAACAACTGGTGCTGCTTGAACTCTTCCTCCGATATTAAGAATTGAGTTAACCGCTGTCGTTCCAATTCCCACACCCGTCGCAGTTGCTCTTAGAACCTCTGTAGCTCCGGCTGCTAAAGATAAAATTCCTGCAGAAACCCCGTTTAAGCCTGACGTTGCGTCCCCCGAAAATGAGTAAGACGGCGCACCCGCTGTCCCAAAACCCGGCGCGCTTGCAATTGGGGACCCGTCATTCACGTTAACATCGTCGCAATAAACTAAACGTCTTGCGACTTGGGGGATAGTAGTTCCTGTACCACCCACCGTTTTCACGGTAAGTGCAAATGCACCTGTTGTGTTGTTAAAAATCAAATACATCTTGTTAACAGACGGGACAATGATGTTTCGAGCACCTGTTAACAATCCTGTTAACACTAAAATCATGTTTCTAGATTGATCTGTCGTTCCGTTCGCTGTTGTTAATGTGTAATCACCCGTCCCACTAACATCTATCGACAAAACACCCGTAACCGCTTGTTCGAGCATCAAGAAAACGTTGTTATTCGCAATCGTTCCCCAGGTTCCTGAGTTGTCACCAGTGCCTTGCAAATTTAATCTTAGCGATGTGCTATAAGTTGAAGGCATTATGCTCTCCTTGAGTTATTCGTTGTTGTTGATTCTGGAAGTTGCATATTATAAGTCTGCATATCGTCCTGTGTTTCTTTTCTACCCATCGCGTTTGCTTTCAAGATTCTATCCTGATAAAGCTTTTCCGCCCTTGCGATTCCTGCGTCGTCTTGTACATATAAATAAGCTTCTACAAGAGACGCATAGAGAAGCAAATCTGAAAAATCAGTAGAAATAATATTCGTCTGATTCGATACCGAAAGAGGAGTCGGGGTATAAATATAGACAATATCGGTTGAGTAGTTAGTGATTGGGGTCGGTGCGATATAGAAATAACTATCGATCCATGTATAAAATTTGGGTAAAGATGAGGTATCGTTAGGATTCGGCCAATAGTCTCTAATGTATGGAAATGTTCTTTCTAAAAGACTCGTTCGAGTTGTTGAAGTGGGGTAATATGCAATGCTTTTGACACTCACTAAATCCGAAGGTCTACTTAAGGTCGTTGATCCCGCTGTCATCGTTGTATTGTAAAGTTTTGTTAATTTATGAGTATCAAGATCCCTTAGAATTCGAGTTTCAGAAGTATTGATGAAAACAGGGATGGTCGTAATGAAATCAGGTGAAACTTCGATAATATAAGACTGAAGAGCGGTACTAAGAGCATTGTAAGTCGTAGACATTCTAATACGCCTTTAAAAATAGCAGAAAACATCAAGTTCCCTACCTACTAATATCCAAATTTTTTACGTTTTTCTAAATATCGACTTGTTTAAAGTGGTACTGTTTCAAGAAAACCTTCCCGTTCTTTTGATACGTAATTCCTTCAACAATTCCATCGGATGTACAGTACCCATTATCCTCAACTCTATAAATATCGAGAGCATTCAATTCATCATCGCTGAAAAGAGTGAAAATTGAAGAAGGATATTGAACGTCATTGATCGTCATATGAACCGCGTTATGAATCTGTCCTGTTATGTTTCCGTCTTTATCAGCTTTAATCCACATCTTATCTCGACACCGTTCTGTTTAAACTACCATCTGCAAACGCAATATAAGGAATAACAACGGCACTTCCGTTGGAATATGTTGCTGTTGAAATCGCTTTAAATCCATTTGAGTAATAGTCATAGTTTACAGCTGTTGTCGAAGTTGCGGGTGAAGATAGATACGATTGAGAGTCTTCACTATTAAATAACGATTGCGAAACGTTTGATAACGCAAGATTGTGTACAACATTTTCGATTGACGCTGAGGAAGATCCTGCAAAAGTTATGAGACCGACAACCCTCGATCTTGTATAAACAAAAGGACCGTCAGCAGCAGCGTTTCCGGTGTAAGTACCAATACTTTGAGCACCTGTCACAGGTGCAAAAAGGTAAGCTGTATATACAACACCGTTCGCATTGATGTTGTTCGTCGCATTGTTAGTAACCATAAATTGCGTCGCTGTGATGTTTCCAGTTCCCCACGGGGTGTTAGTCGCAGTTGCTACCGCTTTGGTTTCTAAAGTTGAAAAATAAGTAGGTCCTGTAAATGAGGAGTGATAGAAATAATTCGATCCAGCACCATTGCTTTTTACAATGATAAGAGAAGGTGCTACCCCGAGGGTGTGAGCGATGTTTTTATTTGAAGAATTATCTCCCGTATATTGAACGATCTGAAATCCAGGCCCCTGCTTTAGTGCAATATAAGAATACTTTCCAGAAGTCGTATTAACAGCAGCAGCAGTCCCCAATGAAAATCCAGTTGCGTCAAATGAAGTTAGGGATTGTGCGTCTGTCGTTTGTGCGGTCGTACCGCTCCATTTAATGTATTTTGTGACTCCGTTGACTGAGTCGAAAATATACGAATCTTTTGCTGTCCCTGTAATCAAGACAAAATCAGGACTAAACGCAGTTCCCGTCACAGATAACGCAGATCCAGTTCCTGTATACGTCCCACACTTAATATAACTTGATATGTTAATTGCCGGATATCCGATGTATTTGTATTTCAAATCATTAAAAGATGCGGGTGGAGTCCCTGTAAACGTTGAAGATCCAGGGTTGAAAATAGCCGTTCCGTTGGTTGCCGTGATTGAAACTGCTGGAAAAACGGTTCCGGTAATCCCAGAATAAGCATAACCTGTTCCCGCTCCTGGGTCTCCTGAGTTTTGGATCGTACCGTTTTTATAGAAATAGATCTTTCCGTTATCCATGTCGAGTGCGACACCGATCACGTCCCCAGTCGTATAAGTCGCTCCGTATCCAGCAGTGGCGTTATTCGTGATCTTATTTCCTGTCGATACATACCCCCATGACGTTGCTGTAGAACCCACCTGACCTAAAGGATCGACTTGGGCAATTCCAACTGTGAAGGACGTACCGACGGTTGTGCATGTGAATTCCCAATAATATTTTCCAGCCGACACACCGCCGGTTGAGAGGGCTGCTTTTTCAGTTACTGTATTTCTTGTAACTTTCATATCCCCAAGAGTCGGGATTGTAGCTGCCGGCATTCCAGGGAGTCTAATGTTCAAAGATGGGTATGTGTTGAGAACAGGTGAATCACCGGATTGTGCGACTCCTCCCGTCACTGTGAAATTATTTCCTTTTCCTGAAGTATCTGCACCCAAGCTTCCAGCGGTTAGGAATTCTAATTTAAACCCATTGTTTCCATAAGTTCCCGCGTATGCAATTGGAAAAGCCGAGGGTCCAGATCCTGTAATAAAAGATGATGGCGTCAAAGCTTGTCCATCGACAAGTATGAGATTCGCGATCCTCCCTGTATACCACCTTGTCCCGGCAGGATAATTTCCGACTGTTTGTGCTGTCGTTCCTGTGTTTAAAGAATGCGCTTCATTAAGTGCAATCGCAGTGTTTTGATTCCAAACTGTTAACTCTATTCCGTTTATATAAATACGACATCGATTCTGTGCATTTGCATTTGCAGAATCCCAAACACCTAAATAATGAAACCAATTCATTTCGTCTTTAAAAAGAGCACTCGAAATACGCCCGTTTGCATTCGCGTTTTTTATAAAACAGGCTGAATCTTGAAGATATCCCCCGTTTCCATTTCCGATAACTACACCGCAAATAGATGGACCCGAAAGTATATTTTGGTAGCCTTCTGTGGTGTTATACCCCCTTCTAATCCAGCATGAGACTGTAAATTTTAAAGGATCTGTGGGGGATGCGACGGATGTTCTATCTAATTTTCCAGTCGACCCATCAAAGATTGCGCATTTCGAGATAGGACTAGTTGCGGAAGATCCCATTAACATCTGAAGTGGAAACATTTATAAGATCTCCTTAAATTTACAAATTCTATAAAGTTGAATTTTAAAAATCATTTCTAGAACCCTTGAACAATACCTACACAATACATTAGCGAGCCGTTTGAGTAAAATAAGAGAATATCAGTCGCACCAATTCCGGTACTCAAAACGGGGGTACCATTCGTTCCGAATTTGTAGTTCGTTCCGTATGCGAGCGTTCTACCTCCTGACCCATCTTGTACAACCCTCAACAGATAGTTTCCGCCTGCCACAACTCCGGTCGCATTACTTAAAGTTCTATTTCCGCCTAACGTTACCGTCGCGGCTTGTGCGGAACCCACTGCCCATGCGATGTTAGTTCCGTCCGTTAGAGTCGCTTCTGCAAAGTATCCTTGAGCTAAGAATTTAGTTGCTGTGCTTTGCATATTGATTGTATTCGTACCATTCGAGGTCACATCAAGATTATTAGCTCCTGATGAATAGAGACCAGTCCCTGTCGATCCGGTAATCGTAAAACCAGGAGCACTCACAGATCCTGCTTGCGATTGAAAGACTCCGCTTCCAAGCGTTATTGCACTCGCATTATTAAAAGTCTTAGCCCCGAGTATGGTCTGAGCTCCATCTAACATCATGAAGGATGAGTTCGTCCCGGCGTCTGGAATTGTATAAGTTCTGGGAGCAGCGGGAGCTACTGAGTTAATGGTTGTCGTATTCGTAACGCCCAAAACAAGCTGATTTGTTGTCGGTAACAATGTCAAAGCACTTGCGAAAGATCCCGTTGAACTAAACGTAGTTCCAAGAGTGAAAGTTGTAGCACCTGCGACAGTTTGGGTTCCGTTAAGCATCATAAACGACGAGTTTGTACCTGCGTCAGGGATCGTATAAACACGAGAAGCTACAGGAGCAGGTGACGTAATCGTTGTCGTATTCGTAACACCAAGAACGAGCTGATTCGTGACAGGAGAAAGAGTCAACGCTCCCGCAAAGGATCCAGCAGACGTAAATGATTTTACGCCACTCACTGACTGATTTCCAGCCGTCATCACAAAGTTCGCAGTCGCTCCGACATCAGGGATCGTATACGTAGACGATAGTGCGGGCGCTGTCGCGCTTAAGGTCGTCGTATTCGTCGTTCCTAAAATGATCTGATTCGCAACCACACTTGCCCTCAATGTTGTAAAACTCGTAGATCCACTAAAAGCTATCGTTCCGCTGAAAGTCTTGTCTCCGGCGAGTGTCTGAGTTCCTGTCGTGACAACACCTCGATTCGTTGCAGACGCATCGGGGATGTTGAACGTATGTGTTGACGTTGCTGATGAAATATTAAAATCTGATCCTGTCGTTCCTGTTGCGAATGTCTGTGTTGTCGCAACAAGAGTGTTAAGGGTGTTAATCGCAACAGATGTACCCAATTGAAACCATGCGGCTCCATTGTAAAATTCTAGAGCAGATAAAGACGTGTTGTACCTGAAATTTGCGGTTACACCTGGGAAAGTTCTTTGTGCCGTGGTTCCAGATGGGATCTGAATAGAGCCCGTTCCGGGGATTATAGTATTAGACACTAATGAAAGCGTTAAAGGATTTTGCGTTCCGCCATCTGTTAGCGCAATCTGTCCCGAAGTTCCAGCGAGATAACGGCTACTTGCAAGACCTGGAGTTAACGTTGTTGTAATAACAGGATAATTTAAAGAATTCGCAAGATTAAGCTGCAATGTCCCTATGTCATTATATGCTGCTGTGAAGTTTGCTCTCAAAGAACTTTTATAAACTAAAATACCGTCCGCAGGTATTGTAGGATCAATTGTACTTACCATTTTTGTTACTCTCGCTTATAAAAATTCTCTTTTAATATCAATTTTATAATAATACATCCTA